ACCATAACACGCTCCGGTCGCTCCTCGTCGAGTTCGGGCTCACGCCCGCCGCGCGGCGCCGGATGGCGGTTGCGTTCGGGCGCCCGCCCGAAGGCGAAGTTCCAGAAGCGCCAGCCGCGCCCCGTAACCGGTTCTCCGCGTTCCGTCAAAGACCCTCGTGACTACGTCTCGGTAGCTATCAGCTTCGCGGAGGAAGCGCTCGAGGACGCAGCGGGAAGGCGACACGGGAAGTGGGTCAGGGCGGCGGCGGCTCGGTTCCTGCGCGATCTCGAGCGGGCGGCGAAGCCCGGGGCGCCGTTCGGGTTCTCGCGGGGTCACGCCGAGCACGCGTGCGGGTTCATCGAACAACTCCCCCACGTCGAGGGGCAGTGGGATTCGCCGACGATCACGTTGCACCCGGCTCACGTTTTCTTCGTTGTGAACCTGTTCGGGTTCCGGAGCCCTGACGGGAAGCTGCGGCGGTTCACGACGGCGCTTCTCGCGATCGCGAGGAAGAACGCGAAGTCGACGCTCGCGGCGGCGATCCTGATCTACTGCTTGTGCTGCGACGAGGAGCTCGGGCCCCAGGTCATCTCGGCGGCAACGACGGGGTCGCAGGCGAGGATCGTGTTTAACATCGCGAAGCGGATGGTGCAGCGAACGCCGGAGCTCGGCGAGGAGTTCGGGCTCGAACCGTTCGCGAACGCGATCTCGAGGTTCGAGGTCGGCGGATCGTTCAAGCCGATCAACTCGAAGGCATCAACGCAGGACGGTCTGAATCCCTCCCACGCCGAGCTCGATGAGATCCACGCTCACAAGACGCACGATCTCGTGAACGTCCTTCAGTCGGCGGCGGGTGGTCGGTCGAACCCGCTGTGGCTGTATACGACCACGGAGGGCTACGAGACGCCGGGGCCGTGGCCCGAGCTTCGCACCTTTACGCAGCACGTGCTCCAGGGGGTGTTCGAAGCGGATCACTTCTTCGGGGTCATCTTCTCGCTCGACGACGACGATGACGAGTTCGACGAGACGAAGTGGGTGAAGGCGAACCCGCTCATGGACGTGAATCCGTATCTCCTCCAAGAGATCCGGAAGGCGGCGATCGATGCGAAGCAGATGCCGGGGCGACACGCCGAGTTCAAGATCAAGCGCTGCAACCGGCAGAGCGCTACGTCGAAGGGGTGGGTTCGGTTCGAGGAGTGGAAGCGCTGCGCTCGCCCTGTGGATCTCGCGAAGCTCGCGCCGTATCCGTGTTGGGGTGGGCTCGATCTCGCTTCGACCTCCGACCTGTGCTCGTTCCGGCTTCTCTGGTGCGTTGACGGTGTCTACTACACGTGGGGGCGGCGCTGGGTTCCGGAGGAAGCGGTCGAGCAGCGCACGAAGCGCGGCACCGTTCCGTACGCGGCGTGGGTCGGGTCCGGGGCGCTCGAGCGAACGACGGGGAAGGTGACGGACCACGAAGCGGTGGAGAAGGCGATCCTCGAGGCGAAGGCGAAGTTCAACCTCCAGGCGGTTGCCTACGACGGGTGGAACGCGGCGCAGCTCGCCGAGAAGCTGAAGAAGAGCAGCGTCCCGATGGAGCTCTTCATCCAGGGACCGAAGTCGTACCACCCGGCGATGAAGGCGTTCGAGCGCGCGTACGTCGGTGGCTCGTTCGCTCACGGCGGCGACCCGGTCCTGACCTGGTGCGCGGCGAATCTCGTGGTGAGGCACGATGCGAACCTGAACATGGCTCCGGACAAGTCGCGATCGTCCGACAAGATCGACGACATGACGGCTCTGTTGATGGCGTTCGGCGTGGCGGTGAAAGCCCCTGCCGGCCGCTCGTACCAGCTGCTGTTCGTTTGAAAACGGAGGGATACCCGATATGACGATTCGACGCAAGCAGCTCCCGATGATCCGGCTCGAAGCCCCGCGCGGCTTTCGCTTCGAGCCTCCCAAGCAAGCGGTCGCGCGCTGGGATCGAACGATCTTGGCGAAGGCCGCGCCGCCGAAGGAGGTCGTGATCGAGATGTTCGATGCGATCGGCGCCGGGTTCTTCTCCGAGGGCGTGACGGCGAAGGCGGTGTCCGCCGCGCTGAGAGAAGCCGGGCGCCGCCCGGTGACGGTGCAGATCAACTCCCCGGGCGGCGATTTGATGGAGGGCGTTGCGATCTACAACCTCCTCCGTGATCACCCTGAGCGCGTGACGGTGCGCGTCGTCGGGATGGCGGCGTCGGCGGCGTCGGTGATCGCGATGGCCGGGGATTCCATCGACATGGACCAGACCTCGTGGCAGATGATTCACTCGCCGTGGGGGATGGTGATCGGAGATGCGCGCGAGCTCAAGGAGTTCGCGGATCTCCTGTCGCGATATGAGCAGACCGTCGCCGAGCTGTACGCCGCCCGCACCGGGCGCGAGGCGAAGGACATCATCCGCATGATGAAGGCCGAGACCTGGATGGACTCGGCGCAAGCGGTCGAGGAGAAGTTTGCCGACCGCGTAATCCCGAACGAACCGCGCGAAGGCCTCGACGCCAGCGCGCGAACCGCACGCAGCCGCATCGTGACCTCCGTCTCGCTGGCCTCGTCTGGCCTTAGCGCGAAGGCGGTGGGGGCGGTGCTAGCTTCGATGAAGCCCGGCGCCTCGGGCGGAAGTGGCAGGACAACTCAACCTACGAAAGGAACCAACGTGAAGACGATCAAGGAACAGATCGCCGCGTTCGAGGCGAAGCGGGCAGCCGCGATCGCCCGAATGACGGAGCTGATCAACGTCGCCGCCGATGCAGGACGCTCGCTCGAGAGGGCCGAGGCGGAAGAACACGATACTCTCAAGGACGAGATCGAGCAGATCGATCAGCACCTCGTCCGGCTGCACGATCACGACCGGCTCGTGGCCGCAACGGCAGCACCGGTGACCGGTGTCGATGGTCCCGAGGCGGCGTCGGCGGCGCGGGGTGGGGCCCAAGCGCAGCGCCGCGCGGATGGCGGGTACGCACCGATCACGGTGAGATCGAACGCCCCGAAGGGCGCCGGTTTCACGCGGTACGTGATCGCGCTCGCGGCGACGAAGGGGAACAAGTACGAAGCGGTGCAGCTCGCGAAGGGGCGCTGGCCGGACATGCCCGAGGTGCAGCGCGCGCTGATGGCAGCGGTCGATCCGGGTACCACGACCGACGCGACGTGGGCGGCTCCGCTCGTGGAGCAGCAGAACCTGGTGTCGGAGTTCATCGAGCTCCTGCGCCCGGCCACGATCGTGGGACGCATCACGAACTTCCGCGTGGTTCCGTTCAACGTGAAGATGCCGCGCCAGACCGGCGGCTCGAGCGTGGGATGGGTCGGTCAGGGCAAGCCGAAGCCGGTCAGCGAACTGGCGTTCGATTCCGTGTCGCTCGGGTTCGCGAAGATCTCGGGCATCGTGGTGCTCACCGAGGAGCTCGTGCGGTTTTCGAGCCCTGCGGCCGAGGCCGTGGTTCGCGGCGATCTGATCGAGACCGTTGCCGGGTTCCAGGACCAGCAGTTCATCGATCCGGATGTGGCGGCAGTCGCCAACGTATCGCCGGCATCGCCCCTTAACGGCACCTCTCCGGTGACGTCCTCGGGATCGACGGTGGCGCAGGTCACCAACGATGTGAAGGAACTGATGCAGAAGTTCGTCACGGCGAACATCTCGCTGCTCGGAGGCGTGTGGGTGATGAACCCGCGCACCGCCCTGGCGCTATCGATGCTTCGCACCTCGCAGGACGTGTTCGCGTTCCCGACGATCAACGTCAACGGGGGCACGTTCTTCGGTCTGCCGGTGATCACGTCGAACAGCGTGCCGATCGCCGGCACGTCGGGAAATCCGACGATCATCGTGTTGCTCGCGCCTTCGGACATCCTGTTCGCGGACGAGGGCGGCGTGACCATCGACGTGTCGCGCGAGGCGTCGTTGCAGATGGACTCCGCTCCGTCATCCGGGGCGCAGTCGCTCGTGTCGCTGTGGCAGAACAACCTGGTCGGCCTGAGGGCCGAGCGCTTCGTGAACTACCTGAAGCGCCGCGCGGCTGCCGCGCAGTACATCGATGCGGTGACGTACTAACCGAAGCCCACCGGTCGTTTCAGTGGGCAACAGCTCTGTCAAGCTGATCGCCGCCGCCCGTCAGATGTATGACGGGCGGTGGCTTTTTCCTCGAGACGTCTTCTTCACAACCGAAGAAGAAGCCGCCGACCTCTGCGCTTTGAACTTCGCGACCCGCGCGCCCGTCGAGGCGATCGTCGCCGAGAAGATCCAGAGTCCTGAGGTGGGCGCGATGAAGTTCACAGTTGTCGACGGACCGAAGCCGGAGTCGAAGCGCCGCCGCCGATCGAAAAAACGGAGGTCGAGATCGTGAAGCTGCTCGGGTTCGAGATCAAGATCAATCGGGTGAAAGCTCAGACCGTATCTCAGGTGCCAACGTCGAGCGCGTGGTTCGGCATCATCAAGGAAGCGCTCTCCGGTAACTGGCAATCGAACGTCGAGACCGATGCTCCGAAGACCCTGCTCGCGTTCTCCGCCGTCTTCGCGTGCGTTACGCTGATAGCGGGTGACATCGCCAAGCTGAGAATCAAGCTGATGCGCGACGGTGATGATGGGGTCAGCGATGAGGTGTCATCCGGGTCGCCGTTCTTACCCGTTCTTCGCCGCCCGAATCACTACCAGAACCGCATCCAGTTCATCCAGATGTGGATCATGTCGAAGCTGCTCAACGGCAATGCGTACGCGCTCAAGAGACGCGATTCGCGCAACGTCGTTCGTGCCCTGTATGTTCTGGACCCCGATCGCGTGACCCCGTTGATCGCCACCGACGGGAGCGTTTGGTATGACCTGAGGCGCGATGATCTATCAACTCTTAACGAGAACGAGATGCGCAATCCGCGCGTGCCGGCATCGGAGATGATTCAC